CCTTATTGGGCTAAGCACTATAAGTTTTATTTAAAAGAAATAGCTGAAGAGTACCACAATATTGTTCTTTACAAAGCATACAGCACCGGTGGTTTAGATGCTGAAAACGATGCTGATGGAAACATAAACTTTGTCTGGTTAGCCTTTAACTCTATTGATAGAAATAAAGTTTCTAAAGGAAGCTATTTAATACACAAGAAGCAACACGGTAATACAAATGCTGTTTTAGATCCTAGCGCTAAGTATAGGGTGTTGGATATTATTGGTAACGCTACTATTGATCAAGATGAAGATGATGGTGGTCAAGAAATAAGTGTTGGTGGTTTAGACTTAGATGCTTTAGGCGCTACTTTTGATGACGTAAATGGAAAGTTTTTTGTAAAAATAGAAACAGACAATAACTTTGTATTAAACATAGGAGATGGAGAGTCTATTACTAATGATGAAAACGTAAACAGTGGCGCTGTGTTTGAAGTCGTAACAACTACACCCGTAGACATAGACTTGTTCTATGAAGTAAGCCAAGCTTTTCCAATTTACTTAGACAAGAACAACGCCAGTACGCTTATAAAAGCTGGCGATGTAATTACTCTTGAAGAAGGTTGGAGTCAAAACGAATTTAATAACTGGAGCTCGCAAAACCCAGCTGTTGTTGTTGGCGAACAATCTGCTTACTCTCTGGGTCAAAGCAACGTTCAGTTTAACGAGTCCGGCTCTGTTATTGTAACTCTTCAAGAAAACTTTAACTACCCTCTTAACGCTGGAAGTGGCGCTAACAAAACACTTAGGTTTACTAGACCAGACGGTAGCTACTACATATTGGCTGCAACAGGCTTTAACTTAGCTGGTAACACTATAAAAATATATCCTTTTACTCACAAGACTTCTCAGTCTAACTTTTCTAGTAAGCACTTATTGAACTTTTTTAATTGCTTTACTTTTGGAAACGGAGTAGAGTCTGATAGAGTTAGAGACGATTTTAACGCCAGTGTAATATATCCTTACACTAGCGCCGGTAAAACAAGTGGTTTTAAAGCTTCTTTACCTGATGATGATTACAAAAGAAATCACAAGAAAAATGATATAATATTTTCTCAAATAAAAAACAAAGTTGGAGGCTTAAATAGAACTAACGAGTTTTTGATGGCAGAAAATATTGTAAAAAGATTAAGCTCAAAGTATGGAGGTATACAGAGGTTGTTCACTAGAAATACTGATGTAATTGCTTTTTGCGAAAATAAAGTTTTAAAAATACTAGCAAATAAAGATGCGTTGTTTAATGCTGACGGAAACTCTCAGTTACTATCTTCAACAAACGTTTTAGGTCAAGCAGTGCCTTTTACCGCTGATTATGGTATTTCTAAAAACCCAGAATCTTTTGCTGTAGACGAGTTTAGATCTTACTTTGTTGACAAAGACAGAGGGGCAGTTTTAAGACTGTCTAGAGATGGTATAAGCTCTATATCAGACTTTGGTATGAAAGACTTCTTTAGAGACAACCTAAAAGACTCTGTTGCATGTATTGGTAGCTATGACGGAAGAAAAGAAGAGTACAACTTGACAATACACACTTATAACGCTTCTTCTCCTACTAATAAAAACGTATATACGCTTTCTTACAGTGAAAACGCAAAAGGGTGGATAAGCTTTAAATCTTGGATAAAAGAATCTGGTGTTTCTTTAAGCAATGATTACTACACGTTTAAAAATAGTAAGATGCACTTGCATCACGCAAACTCTACTTACAACAATTTTTATTCTTCACAATACAAGTCAACTATAACACCTATATTTAACGACTCTAGCGGCACCGTAAAGCACTTTGACACCGTAAGCTATGAAGGTACGCAAAGTAAAGTTATTAAGTTTACAAATGAAGTTGTTGACGGCGTTACCTACAACGATGGAGAGTATTACAACGCTGTTGCTAAGAACGGATGGTATGTTGAATCTATAACAACAGATTTACAAGAAGGACATGTTAACGAGTTTATTGACAAGGAAAACAAATGGTTTAATTACATAAAAGGAATATCTACTTCCCACACAAATCTTGCCGACGGCGATGTTACTAGCAATTTAGACTTTAACGAGATAAACATGCAAGGTATAGGTGAGCTGAGCGCTAACTCAACATCAAATACTGTTGGTTTTGGCGAAGGCTATGACATCAACGTAAGTATATCAAACTCTGACAACGCACAGTGGTCTTCTACTGGATACCAGATTTATAATCAGTCTGCTTATACAAGCACGGCAACGTTTGTTATAATTCCAAACGCTGGATATGCAGTTGGAGCCGCTAACTTTAGTGTTACTAATAGTTTGCCTTCTTGGATTACTAGCGTTTCTTTTTCTGACTCTGCTACCGCTGGAACCGCAGACAACACTGTTATTGGTACAATAACTTTTTCTGGTGAAACCTTGTCTGCAGATGTTTCTCATTCTTTGCAAATAGATACTTTAGCTGCTGTTACCGCTATGCTGTGGACGGGATACGTAAACGTTTATGGCCAGGGAATAGGTCAACAAGGTGGCGAAACATTTTCTCTAACATTGCAAGATGATTTTGTCGGGCAAATAATAGGGCCAACAATAGAAAACGGCTACGCATCATACTATGTGTTTGCCTACGTTTCAAGCCAAGCCAACACCTTCTCACCTTTACTAACTTTTTCTACAAGCAGTGGATCTAACTACTTTTACCCTTTAAGTAATTTGTTAAGCACCTCTGTTGCTCCCTTGAGCGACGCTGAAAACTATAACTTTGAGCAACAAGCGCCAGGATTAGCTAACGATATTGCGGCTATAACGCAAGGAGTAGAAATACAGTACGCATACCAAGGCGAAAACGTAGGTGTTGATCAAGATAACATAATAAACATATATACTAACTCGCAACTAGTTCAGTGCGAATTTAACAGTTATATTCCAGATGCTAGCAACGAAAACATGCCAACAGTTACTTTTGACGACGATAGCGCACTTAATAGCGTTGGGCTAGTAACTAATGTTGGTACTCCATCTGTAAAAGTTGTTGCTACAGACGACAATCTTACTTGGTTAACTCCACAGACAGCTACCAACTATATAGAGCAAAACTTTGGTGGACCTTTAATTGGTCAAGTTACTACTAGCGTGTGTAAGTTTACTCTTTCGGAAAATACTGGAGACGCTAGAGACTTAGAGCTACATCTTTTTTCAGCTATAAATAATACTAACACTCCAGATGATATACTAGCAGTAAAACAACAGCAAGCAGACACAATGAACGCTGGGATACAAATACAAAATACTATTAATCAATTTGGAAACCTTGACTACAGCGAATTATACGACAATTTAAACGGAATGAATTTTGGATCAGGTGTTCCCGGGCCAAAACTAAGCCACGAACAATACGGGCCAACCACACTACAAGTTGTAGCAGACTGCAATATCCCAGCTGGCTTTGCTTTAACAGATTCTAGTTTCACAGTATCATATTCTGATCCAGCAAATCCTTTTGCTCAGCAAAACGGACCAATACCAGAATACGGGCCAATAATACAAGAAGGTGGAAACTTAAACACTTTTTTTACAGATAACAATGGCTCCTATGCTATGGCATCACTTATGCTAACGGAAAACGAAACATTAGAAGACAGAACTTTAACTATTACGGTTGCTAATCCAGAAGACACTTCAGTAACAGACACCATAGTTGTTACTCAAAAAGCTGCTTATTCTTCTACGAATAATACTTTAAGATTTTTAAATAATATAGGTGGTCAACCAAACTCAAATACTTCACCTAACTTTGATGAGCTAGAGCAGTTTTTTGACGACGTTAATCCTGAAGAGACAGTAGAAATATCTGCTAATGGAGGTTTTAAAAAGCTGTTTATTAAAATTCCTAACGAAGACTATCAGTTTATACAAGAAGACACGCAGGCAAATGGTGATTTTTCATTAATAAATTCTTTCCCATCTGTTTCTTTACACGAAGCACAGCTAGCTGGAAGCTACACGCCTATTGATGGCGAAGTTGGATGGCTACAAAGCCCTGGTATAGACGAAAACGGAAATCCAGTGTTTAGTGGTGGTGATGAGTACTACGTTACAGAAGCTGCTGTTAGTAATTTTAGTTTAATACCATATTATTCTGGCTTTGTTCAAAACTACTACGGAATAAACTTAGCTAATTACGAGTATGAATTTAACTTTACTGAAAACAACTATATTATACCAGGAAACTCTGTTCCTGATACTAGAGAGTTTGAAATTAGAGGTAAACATCCTTTCAACAACACCGGGCAATACGATAGTAAAATAAAGATAAAACAACCAGCAATACCTTACGCTCAGTTTTTATCTACAGAAGACATTGTTGCTAGTGAAACTGACGGCGATGGAAACTATATAGTAAATATTCCTAGCGTTGCTAACAACGGCACACCTCAATTTGGACAGTGGCTAAACGGACAAAATGTTTATTCTGACGAAGAATACGCTTCTGGAAACGTTCCGGCTGGTCTTCTCTACTACACGTTATATGAACAGACTACACCTACTTGGCTTATTGAATCAAGTGTAAACTCAAACTTTGGAACTCCAACAACTCAAGATTACAACTGCCAAGTTGTTATTCAGCCTAACTTCAATGGATTTACTAGAGAGGTTAACGTTAAAGTTGTAAACGCTAACTCTACTTTTGACTTTGATATTAATGGCCCAGCTGCTACCGACACATTCCAACAGTCAAGAAAAATAACAATACCTGGCGCTATAGGATTTTTATGGGTGGGAAATCAAAACTTTGCTCCTGGCCACAGTTCAAACGTGTTTCGCACTGGAATAGTCGGAAATCTCTTAGCGTTTCAGAATGAATCTGAGGAAATAGAAGGCATATACTCTTTTCAATATCAAGGAAATGTAAATATGGCTTCTAAAATACACTTTAACGGTCCATTGCCCTACATAGCTAACGTTAGAAAAAAAGATGAAGGTGAAGCAGATTACACTTTTATAGCTGATGCTAGTACAACCAGCTGGATTAATACTTATCCAAATATTCAACAACCATTGCAAGGAGAAGTACAACGCAAGCTAAGCATAGATTTTACTGGAACCGGTGGAGACCCAGGTTCAATATTAAAATTTGATGTTATTCACGGGGCAAATCAAAACTTAGTAAAATCTTACACTATATTTAGAGCTTAATTATGGCAATAACAACATTATTTTTTTCAATAGATCCACAGTCAACAGGTGCCGCTATAGGCGATACTGCTTATTATATAGATGACGGCAACTTAGTTGCAACAGGTGGGTTTGACACTAGTTCAAGTATTGATAACATAATTAATATGGGTACTATAACAAGTTTTGGCTTTCAAAACTCATCTAGTGTAGCCGCGATAAAAGCAACGCATGTTATAGTTTTTACAGATGAAACTTTTAGTTCTGGTAATATAAACTTTCTTTATAATGCAAACAGTAATGTTACTTATTCTAACAGCTCGGACTTTCCTGATACTGACACCTTCGTTTTTTATTTATATTACAACGCTGGTGGGGCTTACTCTCAAAATCAAGTTATCAACGCTGGCGTTATTATTTCAAACAACAATCTTACAGGTAAAGTTATAGGTGTTGCTGCCTCTGCTACAGCAGCGGGTAGAGCAGCTAATTTTAAAAGTGCTGTTGAATTTGCTTCTAACGGCGCTATGACTTGTGCTTTGTCTACTACATCTGTAACAAACGATACGCTAACAGTAACTCAAAATGTAGCTGGCGAAAGTGGAAACACTGCTGTTGGTGACTTTGTGGGTGACATGGATAGTATAACTTCATCTTTTCCTGCTGCTTTTACTAACGGGGCTGACGCAACAACTAGTTTTGATGCTTATACTATGACAGTAGAAACAGACAACTTATATGACTTACCAACGGCTAACGACTATATATTCTTTAGCAAAGATAATTCTGTAAATCTAAGTTCGCTAATAGGATACTATGCAGAGCCTAAGTTTGTAAATGACTCTAACGAATATGCAGAGCTGTTTAGCATTGGGTTGGGCGTAACAGAAAGCAGTAAATAACAACCTTAAAGTGTAATTATTAATAGATATAATTAAATCATAATGGAAAATAAAAAACAATCACCTATGAAACTAGCTCCATTAGCCGCTATGGCTATAGTGAGTGGCGTTAAAGCAGGTGTTGATATATTCAGTGGTTTTGCTGCTAAAAGAAAAGCTCAAAAAGACTTAAAGAAACAGCAGGCAGAACTTGACAAAAGAATGTCTGCTTACGAAAACTTTGACTTTAGAATACAAAATCCTTACGAAGATTTAACTGTATCTACAGAAGGCCAAAGGCTAGCCAACGAACAAATGACTCAGCAATCAGCTGACACACTACAATCATTAAAAGCAGGTACAACGGGAGCTGGAGCAGCGTCTTTGGCTACAGCTATATCTAGACAAGGTGCTGCTAACGCTAGAGCTGCGCAAGCAAGCACCGCTCAGCAAGAAGCTAGAAACCAACAGCTAATAATGGGTGCTCAAGGGCAAATTGATCAAAATGTAAAACAACAAAACTTTGGAAGAACAGAAACACTAGCGGCACTATCGCAACAAAATGTTGCTACGTCTCAAGGTATGTTAAACGACGCTAACGCTCAAATAACTAGCGGCGTTGGAGATCTACTAGGTTCTGTAACAAGCTTTGCGACACAAGGAGGTTTTGGTGGCAAAGAAAAGACAATAACAGATCCAGTTGTTGGTAATATAGATGGTGACGCTGCAGGTGTTGCAAGCACTACTAGAAGCGGTCAAACGTTTATGCCAAAGATTTCAGGCATGCTAGACGAAACAGGACCACTATTTAACAACATGACATTTCAACAGCTTAATCAAGATCCAAACTTTAAACACTTAAACAGTGGCCAACTTAGAAGTATATTTGAAGAGCAAAACCAAAGCAAAAGCATATTTACTCCTAGCTTAACACTTGGAGGTATAACAGGATAACAACTATGGCAAAAACAAACGCACTACTAGCGGGTAACGCTGCTATCAACAAAGCTAAAGCGGCTTCGGTAATAGACTATGGAGCTATGCTTGACAAAAGCGTAGAAATATTAAACCAAAGATTTCAGCTGGCTAACGACACTACCCTTGCTTTTTTAAATAACATGCCAGAAGACTTTTCGGCTGAGATTGTTCCAGTAGAAGGTAGAGAGCTTCTAACAAACTTTCTTAGAGAAAATAAAGATAGATACGCTGAGCTTTCAAAGACAGCAGGTAAGTACTCTAACAGACCTACTAGCGAAGAATATTTAAACGCTACTAGAGAGCTAGATAAAATAAAAAACTCTTTTGCTTCTACTAAAGAGTCTTTAGAAAACTTTTCTAAAACAAGAGAAGACGCGGCTAACAATGTTGGCAATTGGTCTCCGGCTATGACAGGCATTGATCAAAACACTTATAAAGAAATAATAGGTAAAGAAGCTTATAAGAACTTAGAGTACACTACTGATGGTATATTTTATACCGATGCTGCTGGAAAAAGAACAAACATAAACGACTTAAGTGGCGTTGATACTAGAGCTTCAGGTGCAACAGACGCGCTTTACACTGCTTTAGATGCTAGTGCAAAAGCTGGTGGACAAGGATTAGAATTTACTTTTGATGAAAAAGGAAATCCATCTGACTTAAATTCTAGGATGGTTTTAAGAAATGTAAACAACATACTGCTAGACAAGAAATCTGCAGCTGATTTGTTTATAGGTGGTGTTCCTGGTTACGAAGGAGACTTAAGCACTAACCCGTCTTATCAGTATATAAACGAGCAAGTTGCTCTAGGCAATGCAGATTACACTAATATACCCGTAGGAACTGATGGTAACGTGGACTTCACTAGTGACGAATACTTAATGAAACTAGAAGAGCTTAAGTCAAACGTGCCTACAGAGTGGTTAAGCGGCTTTGTTATGGACATGATGAAAGAAGCTAACACTGAAGGGTTTGGTAAGTACAATGAAAGCGTAAAAACTAAAGGTGGCAAAGGCGATGGCTTTAAAAATGAAACAAATTTCGCTGGCTTCTTTACAGACCTTTACAATGGATCAATGATGAAAATACCTGGTCTTGGTCAAAAAGTTCAATACGCAAAATACAATACTGAAACTCAACAAGTAGAAATATACAACTCTGACAGAGCTACGATTGGTGATCCAATGTCGTTAGGTGAGTTTATGGGTGAAGTTGGTGTTCCACAAGACGCTAGACAAAAAGTACTAGACTACTTTACTGGAGCAGAAAATCCTTTAGCAACAGAAACTAAAATGAGTCCGAAGTTTGAAGAAAGAGTTAGAGATGCTTTTCCAGGAAGCAAAGAAGGTGGAAAGAAAATGAGGATTGGTAGCAAAAATGACAACGACGACGATGAGGCTGTAGATAAACTAAGAGTTTTATTTCCAGATATTGACATTGATGTTTCAGAGTTTAATCTTAAAGAAAAAATAAGAATAGAAGGTAAAGACTTTTTCATTAGAAGCGACGACTTTGATCCTCAGCAAGTTGTAGATCATTTAAACGAAGTAATGTACGGCAAAAAATCTTCATCTAACAAGGTGGATGACGCGTTAAACGAAAAATAAACTATTAATACATGTTTGAACTAAACGGCGTAGAGCTAACATCACAAGACATAAAAAATTATGCTCAAGAAAACGATATGTCTTTTACAGAGGGCTATGAGTTTCTTTTAGGCAAAGGTCTTAAAGAGAAAAGCGTAGAGTCGCCTGATAGCCTTATGGAAAACTTGTTTCCACAGATAGACCCTGTTGAAGAAAAAGAAGATATTTCTTCTGTTAAAGATGCTGGTGTTTGGGCAATGACAGGTATTTTAGAAGCTATAGATGACATTGGTAATATCTTTACTGGTAGCGTGCAAAGAGCTAAGCTACTAGATCCAATAAGTAGAATCAAGGAAGGTACAGCAACAGACGAGGATATTCAACAAGTTCTTGAGTTTAACAAGAATCCAGATGTCGGTATGACCGACGAAATACTTAAGCAAGATTTTAAAAGAGAACTACTAGCTGAAAAATACGGTAAAACAGCTGCGTTTTTTATGACGTTAATTTCCGAAGGTAGTGTTCAAAAGTTTGCCCAAAGCACGAGTCTTCAGCTTGGCGCTCTTGCAACAGAAAGAGGTAGAGCACAAGCTGCTAAAGGTGGTGGTATAGGAGTTGGTACAGCGGCGTCGTTAAACCTTATTCCTGGTTTAGCGTTTTTACCAGAAGAAGTGCTTTCTATTCCTATAATGGGTATTTCTGGAATGTATGGCGGCGTAAGCCAAGCGCTAGAAGTTCAACTTACGCTGTCAGAGCTTATCACTGAAGAGCTTTTAGAAAAAGGTATAAGCTCTAAAGACGCTACGGTAGAAGACGTTAGAGCCATAATGGAAGATGAAGAAGTGTTTAGCGATATTAGAAAGAGAGCCGTAAGAAGAGGTAACACTATTGGAACAATAGATGGTTTTACTGGTCTATTCATGAAAGGAGCTATTAAAAAAGGTAGGGGCGTTACTAAGCGTGGTATACCAACTAGAAGCAGAACGTCAGGATATTTAGCAGGAAGTGCTTTTGAAACAGGTATGGGTTTAACCAGTGAATTAGCTGGGCAAATAGCAGGTGAACAAGACTTAGATATTACAGCTATACTTGAAGAAGGTTTTATAGATAAAACTATGGCGCCAGTGAGCCTCGCATACAACCTTTACAAAGGTCCTGCCACTTACAGTATAAACGGCAAAGAAGGTGATAGTGGAAAAATGTCTGCTAAAGAATTTTTTGAATATGTAAACAGCTTGTCAGACACAGAGCTTTACGAACAAATGCCTTTGTTTAAAATAGAAAACGACAAGCTTGCTAGCAACATATTAGCTCAAAGAGTTCACGATGTAGCTGTTGACATGGAAGTTGACACTAGAATTAACGATCCTAAAAAAAGAGCTGAAGCAATAAAACTTCAAAAAGAGCTTAATAAAATAAAAGACAAAAAAGGCGCTACTTACGATAAAAGAAGAAGTAAGCTAAAAGAAAAAATTAACGCAATAGCAGATGAGTTTGCTGACAATGAGGTTGACGTTACTAAAGAACAACAAAATGAAGCTATTAAGCTTCAAAGAAAAGACAACGTAAAAAAGTTAATAAAAAGCGAATCTAAAAAGCTTAAAGAAATGGGTAAAGATCTTGGTGGTCTTGACTTAGAATCTTACGATACAGAACAAGAAATGGTTGACGCCTTTGTAGCTGCAGGCGGTAACATAAATGAAATAACTAGAGACGCTGATGGTAAGGTACAGCAAGAAGCTTTGATACTAGGCGAAAAAATGTTTATCAACATAGATCGCGCTGCTGCAATAGAATCTATAAATCCAGCGTCTCACGAGGTGCTACACAGAATAATAGGTAACTCATTCGCAAAGCTTGATGAAGCTACTAGACTTAAAGTTGCTGGAGGATTTTTTAACACAATGACTAAGTCACAAAAAAAGTTTGTTACACAAAGACTTAAAGATGATTACAATGTAGACACTGTTGACGATAGCTTTTTCAAAACTAGTAAAGCTGAAGAAATATTTACAGTGTTTGCTCAAGGTATAAGAGATAATGATATTACTTTTGATGAAGGATTGTTTAGTAAACTAGGTCTTATATTACAAGAGTTTCTTAGAAAGTCACCTGTATTTAAAGATAAGTTCAAAGGAGAATTTACCAGCGGCAAACAAGTGTACAATTTTTTAAAGCAGTATAATCAAGACATTGAGACTGGAGAGTTTAGTGAAAGAGTAAAAGACTTTGCCGCTGTAGACAGAGATGACGGAAGTAAAACCGCAGCATCTAACAGACAAGTTTCTGATGAAGCTAAAAGAATACAAGCTGAAGTTGATGCGTTAGGCAAAAAAGCTGATGGTAGCAAGATGACCAAAGCAGAGTATGATGCTGGACCTAACATTAAAGCATACGAAGAGCTTATATCTAAGGGCAAGCTAAAAACACTAATTAAAAACCAACTTGTAAAACAAGGTATAGATATTCAAGCAGAAGACGCTAATGTTAATGGAATACCTTTACAAGAGTTTTTAGAAGATGTTGAAGGAAGGCTTACTACAGAAATATTAAATTTTAATCCAGATAAAGAAACTACAACTCAAGGTAAGTTTGGACTTTCTGGTTTTATAAACCAAAGAATAATATTTAGAACTGGTGATGTTGCTAAGACTGGTAAGAAGAGAGTTGATACTAAATCGTTAGATAAAGAACAAGAGTCTGCAGGCGGGAAGTCTATGGCTGACAACATACAAGATAAAGAAAATGCTAGCTTAGAAGACTTAGAAACAGAAGATTTATCTGCTCAAGCTCAACAAGACAAAAAGATAAAAGAAGATAAAGGAGAAGCTGGCATATTTTCTAAGCTTAGAAAAAGACTAACGTTAAAAGGACAACCTATACTAGGTGAAAGAACTAACTCTGAGTCTATTGTAAATACTATACTAGTAGAAGTAAGAAGAATATTTGTTTCAGAAAGAACACCTTTGTCTAGCGATAGTTTTTTAGCCAACTTAGAAAAGTCTTTAGACGCAAGATTATTTAAGCTTATAAAAAATGCTTTAGGCACTAAAAAAGCTTACGATGACTTTATAATAGAAAACGCTTCTGAAATAGCTAATCTACCTACTAAGCACTTAGTTGCCTTAGAAAGAGAGGTTAAAGACGATGCTGATCGTATGTTTACCGAGTTTGACAAAAAGCTTACGTCAAAAGAAGATGTTCAAAGAGCTGTAGATCAAGGACTATTAGACAAAGAGGCTTTAACTAAAATAGACAAAGGACAAGCTGTTAATCTTTACAGAAAGAAAAACAACATAAACCTTGACAACGTAGTTAAGTTTTTTGACGCACCACCTATAAATCCTAAGACTGGTAAGCGTAGTGGTTTGAAAGGTACTAGAAAAGATACATTGGCTAGAAGATTTGCTTTTGAGTTAGCTCAAGATGCCTTACCAGAAATCGCTAGGATGCCTGAGGTTGCAGATTACAGAAGTTTAATAGATAATGCTGAGTTTGGCAAAGTTCAAATAAACGAGCTATCTAGGATGATTAACAGAGAACCTAGGTTAATGTTTTCAAGTAGAAAAACTGCAGGTAAAAGAGCGCCTCTTACTAAAACACAAAAAGCGCTAAAGAAAGGCTCAAATATAAGCGTCCCTACTCAAAATTATCTTGAAAAATTATTAAACGGCGAGCTTAAACAAAGTGAAATTGACGACAATAATATAAATCAACTACTAGCTAACAAGCTTTTTTTAGAAAGACCGTATGAAAGAATTTCAGATAAAGGAATACTCAAAGACTTACTAACTGAAGTAACAAAATTAAGAAGGAAAGGTTTTAAAACGCAGAAGATTTACAAAATGTACGAGCAGCACTTTATTGCTTTAGCCAATGACGTGATGCAAGAAAACTCTGCTATTTCCGCTGATAAGGTTGTTAGAGAAGGAGGTAGACCTGATCTTACGTTTATATACGATAACAGTGGAACTATAGTTGGTGTTGAAATAAAAATGGATACAGCTAGAGGAGTTTCTCAAACAGCCTCATTTAAGCTTGTTAACGGTAAGTTTGAAGTTTCTTTTTCAAACCCTAATCCTCAAAACACACAAGCTGAACAAGATCTTCAAAATAAAATGAGAGAAAGGCTTTTGCAGTTGTTTAATGACTCAGACATTAGCTTTGATAATGAAAACCAAGGCATAAGCACTGATGACGCTAATAAATTAAAGCTGATTTCACACATGTTCTTGAAGGATATGCGCGTTGAAATTACTGCTGCTTACATTGCAGCGCACTACAACATGAAAGGCTTACCGGAAACATTTATAAACATAGGCGAAGCTGGCCTGTTCTACATGCTGTCAGACAACATAAAGCCTGAGCTAAGAGAAATAACAATGAGAGTGGCTGAAGCTTTAAATATACCTGAGCTAAAGTCAAATCAAAAATTATACTTAGGCGCTAGACTAATCGTTAGCGAGGCTAGACCAACAAAGAATAACACGCACAGAGTTACGGGTAAAATAGAGCCTCAAATAGATTCTAAAAACTTTGACGATTCAACGTTTGGAAATCTCTCGAATCCTAAGAACATGGCTAGGTTTGTTGAAGCCTTAAACAATGACTCAGTTAAGTACGGTTCAAAATCTTCTAACAGAAACCTTCAAAGAGCGGCAATGAACGCTAGGCTAGTAGATAAGAACACTAAAGCCAAAGGCATTAGTATATGGGACTTTGATGACACCTTAGCTCAGACTAAATCTAGTGTGCTTTTTACTGATCCTAACGGTAAGAAAGGAAAACTTAACGCAGAAGACTTTGCTAAGAAAGGAGCTGATCTATTGTCAAAGGGATATGTGTTTGACTTTTCAGAGTTTAGCAAAGTAACAGATGGCACGCCTGGGCCTTTCTTTAAAAAAGCTATTGACAGAATTAAAAAGTTTGGAAATAAAGATAACTTTATATTAACAGCAAGACCTGCCGACGCCGCTGGTCCTATTAAGCAGTTTTTAGACAGTTTAGGTTTAGACATACCATTAGAGAATATAACTGGACTAGCAAACTCTACTCCGCAAGCAAAAGCTCTTTGGATAGTAGACAAGGTTGCTGATGGATATAATGATATTTATTTTGCAGACGATGCTTTAGCTAATGTTCAAGTTGTTAAAGACGTGCTAGAACAGTTTGACATAAAGTCTGACGTGCAACAAGCTAAAATAAAAGCTAGTAATAGAAAGAGCGTAGACTTTAATAAGATACTAGAAAGAAAAACTGGTGTTCCTTTTGACGAAACATTTTCTAGAGCAAGAGCTATAAAAAGAGGTAAGGATAAAAATAAATTTCAATTGTTTGTTCCTCCAAGCGCTGAGGATTTTGTAGGACTAATATACTACATGATTGGCAAAGGCAGACAAGGAGAACAAGACTTTCAGTTTCTAAAGAAAAACTTAATGGATCCTTTTGCTAGAGCTAGTAGAGAGCTAGACATGGCTAGACAGTCGTTAATAAACGATTGGAACAACATTAGAAAAAAACATAAAGATGTAGTTAAAAAGCTAGGTAAAAAAATACCAGGCATGGATTACACTTATGATGATGCTATTAGAGTGTTTTTGTGGGATATGACTGGTCAAGAAATACCTGGGTTGTCAAAAAAAGAAGTAATAGAGCTAAGAGATGTTGTGGTTAAGAACATGGGACTAATAAAGTTTGCTATGGACCTTAAGCTTATAGTTCAGTTAAAAGACGGGTACGTTAAGCCAGATGAATCATGGACAGCTGGTAGTATAGCGTCAGACGTGCAAGAGGCTGTAAACGACATTAGAAGAGCTGAGTTTTTACAAGAGTGGTCACAAAACATTAAAGAGCTATTTACCGAAGAGAACTTAAACAAACTTGAAGCATTGTTTGGAACTACATACAGGCAATCGCTTGAAGACATTCTTTATAGGATGGAAAAAGGTAAAAATAGACCTAAAGGAACAGACGCTGCTACAAATAGATTTATGAATTGGTTAGCTGGGTCTGTTGGTGCTATAATGTTTTTTAACGTTAAGTCTGCTGTTCTTCAAAATATATCTATATTAAACTACATAAACTACACAGATAATAACCCTATTCAAGCAGCTAAAGCTTTTGCTAACCAAAAACAATACTGGGCAGACTTTGCTTATATATTCAACTCTGACTTTTTAAAACAAAGAAGATCTGGTCTTAACACAAACATTGAGTCTAACGAGCTAGCTTCAATAGCTGCAAACGCAACAAACAAAGCTAGAGCAATACTAGCTTATTTACTTAAAATAGGATTTACACCTACTCAAATTGCAGATAGCTTTGCCATTGCGGTAGGAGGAGCGGCGTTTTATAGAAACAGAGTAAAAAGATTTGTTAGTGAAGGCATGAGTCAAGCAGAAGCTGAAACACAAGCTTTTGCAGAGTTTAGAGAAACAACAGAAGAGTCTCAACAGTCCGCTAGACCTGATAGAATATCTAAGCAACAAGCTTCAAGCTTAGGAAGGTTATTGTTAAACTTTCAAAACTACCCAATGCAACAAAACAGAATAATAAAGAAAACTGTTTTAGATATGAAAAACGGTAGAGGAGACATGAAGCAACATGTTTCTAGGTTATTGTACTATGGATTTGCTCAAAACATAATATTCTTATCTCTTCAAAATGCTTTATTTGCAATGTTGTTTGAAGAAGCAGAAGATGATGACGAGCTCTTAGACACTAAGACTGAAAGAATATTCAACGGTGTGGCAGATACGCTGCTTAGAGGATCTGGAATAGTTGGTGGAATAATAGCTACAGTTAAAAACACCTTGCTAAAAGCTATGTCAGAAGGTAAGAAGGGTAGAAACGCTAACGAAGCAAATATTTTATTAGAGGTTACAAACTTGTCGCCAGCAGTAGGTAGTAAGCTAAGGAAAATAGTTAAAGGATTTAGATCTTACAAGTGGGATAAAGACGCTATATCAGAAATGGAGGTATACGACTCTAGAAACCCTATATGGAGCATATCTGCACCTATAATCGAAGGTACTACTAACGCTCCTGTTGACAGAATTGTAAGAAAAATAAACAATATAAGACTAGCTCTAGACTCTAACTACTCTGCAATGGCTAGACTATCGATGTTTCTTGGTATTAGTCCTTATGAGCTAGGTATAAACCCAAGTAAAGATGTTAAAGACGCTAGGCAAAGAGCAAAAGATAAAAATAAAGGTAAAGGTAATCAGTCTACTTCTACTAAGAAAGGAGAAAAAAGATGCAAAGCTGCTACTAGCTCTGGCCCACGATGTAGGAACATGACGAACAACAAAAACGGTAGGTGTTATGCTCACCAATAATCGTGTAATAATTAATACTATGACAATAAGAGTTTTTATATTTTTATTTTTAGCGTTTTTTGCAAATATAGCAGACGCGCAAATTAAAAAAGCATTTAAGTTTTCTACGTTTTACGTAGCTGCTAATGGTGGTACATCTTTGTCTGACAGAGACGTATACTCTGTAGATAATAGTATGCTAGTGTATGACACTATATTTACTCCTTTTGACTACTCGCTAACAATGGGTATAAGAAAGATCAAGAGATTTCCATACGAAGCTAGGACTCAGTTTAAAGACGGTTTAGAAACTTCGTTTTCAGATGCTGCTAGCGTTGGACTATCTCCTTTTGAGTATCTGTTTGAGCTAGACTATAGAAGACAAGAGGGTGTAGAGTACTTTGATCAAAACCATTTTTTAAGATATGTTAAACCACTATGGTTAGCTAAGGTAGAATATTTAAAAGAAGGATTTGCAGATATAGAATACTTTGAGTCTACGGCTAGACTAAGAATAAACTCTAAAAAGAAACTATCTTTTAACATTGGTGCAGTTAACAGGCTAGCAGAGCCATACGGTTACGATCCTTTAGAAGAGTGGACTATGTCTACTGGTAACGTTCACTACACGCAGTTGGCTATTCAGGAGGGATATAGCATTGACGTGTTTCAATCAGAGTATAAAGATCCAGACGGCAACGTTGTTGCGAATAACCCTGCTGTTTGGGAAGAAGTAGTAATACCTACTGTGTTGAAAAATTATGTAGATAAAAAAAGAAATGAATTGCCACAGCAACTACAAAACTCGTTGGTTGTTGGCTTTGACTTCTATCATTATAAGAAAAACTTCTGGTTACATTCATGGGGTAATTTAATGCCATATCATTATGATAATGGCGATCAGTTCTCATATCACAACTTTAACGATGGAGAACAGTGGTACGATTACTCTGGTGGTTTAATATTTGGTTACAAGCTAAACAAAAACCTAGGATGTTTCATAGAGGGTAAGTATAACAAGTACTGGAATAAAGAATGGTACGACTTTAAAGCAGGTATCAATTACATAATTTTTTAACATGGCAAAAGAATTAAACGAAAACACTAGCTTCAAGGTTAGTATACAAACTTTGATAGGGATAGGGTTTGGAATGGCAACTATAATTAGCATGTGGTTTGTGTTACAAGCTGATATAGCGGAAGCAAAAACGCTACCAGCTCCGGAGGTTTCTAAGATGGAGTTTCAAATGAAAGACGTAAATATACGTAACACTATTTTAGAGACAAGAGATGACGTTAAAAAGCTTGAGGATCGTATGATTCGCATGGAGAATAAGATAGATCAACTGAGATAATGAAAGCACTAATAACTACAATAGCTATATTAATATCTACAACTTGCTTTTGTCAGATAACGGCGGTACATCTTAATGCCGACTGGAACTCTGCTAATGATGTAGTTTGGTTCTCAAAATTGAAAGAATGTGGTAGACAAACGCTTTTGATTGAGCAAAACGATAATCAAACTAAATACAAAATAGCTGTAGTGCCAACGATAATAGTATTTGACGATGGAGAAGAAGTTAAAAGATTTCAGGCAGACCTTAGTTTCAAAATGGTCTCGACTAAAAAAGAAATTCAAGAGTATATTGATGAATTAATAATAAGTAAATTTTAGCATTATGGCATTTAAAATGAAAGGTATGAGTTTTAAAGACTCACCAATAACAAAAAAAGACAAAGACAAGCAAGTTCCACTGTCTGCTTATGAAAAAAGCCAGGGTACAGAGCAAATAGGTGGAAGTAAGGTTGAAGATATAAATAATTTAGAAATGAGGATTGAAGATTTAAAATCTGATCTAAAAGAAGGTAAAGGAGATATGACTCAATTAACAATATTAAAAGCTCAATTAGCTAAATTAAAAATGTAACATGAAGTATTTATTTTCACTACTATTATGCATTAATATAGCCTTTGCTCAGTGTCCTAACGGAACATACGTAAACATAGTTATTAACCCTGATCAATTTCCACAAGAAACATCTTGGGCTATCATTGGTGTTTATGAAGATACTATTGCTACAGGTGGTCCTTATGACGATGTAATAGGGTATCAACCACAAGTAACTCAAGTATGTATACCTAATGGAGATTACTTATTTAACATATCTGATCTATATGGTGACGGTGTTGCAGGCAGTCTATGGGGTGGACAAGATGGATCTTACTATGTAATACACTGTGGAGATACTTTAGTTCAACCAGACTCTGCTAACTTTGGCTTTAGCGCTTTTCATGGTTTTACACTAGAAGACTGTGCTCCGCCTCCACCTGTATTTGGGTGCATGGATAACAGCTTTGTAGAGTTTTTACCCGTAGCAACTGTTGATACAGGGATGTGTGTAATACCTAAAGTTTTTGGGTGTACAGAAGAAGACGCATTTAACTACGAGGAAGAAGCTAATACAGATATACTAACAGATAGTTGTACACATACACTAGAACTTACAGACTTAGCTGGCAACGGCTGGGCTGGAGCCTATTTACAGGTATTACAAGGCGATAATTTTATAGGTGAGTTTACATTAGAAGATGGTTTTGACACTACGTTTACGTTTGGTTTAAGTACGTCAGAGCCTGTACAGGTTAAGTTTTTTACAACAAATCAATCACAGTTTACTTCGGTACAGTGTGGTTACGCTCTGTATTCAGAAGAGCATACAGCTATTGATGCTCCAGGAGGATTTGCTAATCCACTAGTACCTTTCGTGTTTGTTTACGGTATGCCTTATTGTGGTAGTAGTTGCATAGATAAAATATATGGCTGTACAGATTATACAGCCTTAAATTATAACGAGAGTGTTAATACAGATGACGAGAGTTGCTACTACGTTGCTGGGTGTACTAATCCAATATACCTAGAATATAGCGAAGACGCTGACTTTGATAACGGAACTTGTGAAACGCTCGTGGTTCTAGGTTGCATGGATGAAGCAGCCTTGAATTATAACCCTGAAGCAAACACAGAACTGGATGGTTCTTGTGTTGATGTAGTTTTAGGATGTATGAGTGAATTAGCATTTAACTTTAACTCTAACGCTAATGTGGATGATGGCTCGTGTATAGCATACTCGTATGGGTG